GGAGCTGTTTGATTTGCACTTTGGCATCAGACAACTCTGCACTTAACTCTGAATTTCCCTCTAGAGAATCGCTAAGTTCGGTTGAAACACGCTTTAGCTGCACACGCTCATAGACAGATGCCTTGGGGGCCGCCGCTTGAGTGGTGTTCTTAGCGTTGTCTGCCCCAGGAGTTACATCATAACTAGAGATAATAGGAACTCTCCATCGCAACGTGAAATCAGTGCGTCGAATGTCTCCATCAGCCTTGAAGCCGATTAGATAATGAACTCCAGCAGGCGTGGGGTCTAGTGCAATATCTATAGACCCTTCAGTAACCGGATACAGGCGCTCGTCCCTGGAGACTCCAAAAAAGGGTGCTGAAGGTTTGACCACCAACACGCCAGTTCGATTATCTGAGAATAATTTGCCGTGTACTCTGGTCACGATCAGACCTCGCGATAACTAAGGGAAATACCGACGTTTGCTGTACCAGTCAAAACAACATTGATTTCCTCACCTGAATCAGACTCGAATAAACCCAAAGCATTTGACAGATGCACCGTCCCATTCACAGGAATGTATATTTTGCCGCTCACGTTATCTGTTGCACCAGTCTGAAACTGAACGTTGCAAGCGGCATCTGCACTAAGAGTTAATGACAAGACTCTTAGTTTGGTGCTGGCTACAAGGGGAATAACATCAACACTTGCGGCAGTATCTACAGCTTTGAATTTGAGGTCGTTTGTAAAAGTATCGTGAAAAGTTACAAGCCCATCAGTTGAAGCGCTTGTGCCTGAAGCGCGGATATAAGCGTCCGCTCCATTCGCATCTCTGCCGTATAAAGCCATCAGACAAAACTAAGAAAAACTGCGTTGTCTGAATCCGCAAAATCTGTTGCGAACATAGACAAGATAAGCGTACCGGACGTTGCCCAATTGGTTTTTGTCCCGTCACGAAGTATCGATCGTATTCTTACTTTACCGCTAGCAGCATCACCAAGTATTAAATCAGCTTGCGGGGTGTAAAAGTATCCTTGGCTTTCGTAGATATCTAAAACACTATTAAAAAGCTCGACTTCATATCGATCTACACTGGTGTCGGGTACTTCAGTACTAAATGATGAACCGGCGAATATATAATCCAGCGCTCCTAGAGCAATCTGAGAAGGTGGTTCCCAAAAGACAGTCAGGCGTGATGTTTCGTCAATAGCAGCCATTAGGGTGACGGGTTGCGTATTTTAAAACTAATGCTATTTGTGCGTAAGGCTTTATTTCGACCACCGCTTAGTAGTCGTGTTCCCCCATAATCCACTTCATCGGTATTGACATAATCATACTTAGCGTGATCATATTTAATGCCAATAATGCTAAATGTTCCGTCCGCATCTTCTGTTATTTTTTGAACTCGATAACGATTAAATTGATTGCCATAATTATTAGTTGCGCCCTCATTAACTAAAATCCACATCATATTAGATGACGGAAGGGATGAGAAGGAGCCTTGGATATTAATACTGGAGCCAGTAACAGAAGAAACCGTGTTCTTTTGTGCTATACCTGCATTGGTGTATGTATATAATTTCCAATCGCCACTTCCATAGCTGTTATTGCTGGTCAGCTCACGATCTACAAGCAATTGACTAGGTATTGCAGATATAATTCGTCCGCCTGACTCGATTCTGGTTTTAAGTGGATCCCCAATGATGCACACATCCCCAGGTAGTAACATTGCACCTTCAGGCCCAACTGAAAACATTACTGTTTCCGTTGATCTGATATTAGTAGCAAGCGTGTATCGCCCTAAACGTTTAGCCAAGTTTCTGTCAGTACACCCTAGAGCACGAATTTTTTTAAGATTATAACCATACTTTTGCATTGCATCTCGGTCTTCAACTAAAACCTTGGTCTCCTTGTAAAAGTTAGCGCTGTCGATGTAGCTGACTTGTACAGCAGTGCTCCTAGCCTTACGGGCAGTACCCTCGTAAACAAAACAGGGCGTATCGATGCCCTCTCCACTAGATTCCTGAATAACATTGGCTTCTGTGAAAAGCCTATAGTCTTGAATCTGGTCGTCTTTGACTTGGTCATCAATGACAACAGTAATCGCCCCACCGATATAAACTAGTTGGCCTTGAAATGTAGATGTAATACTACGCAAGAGTTCAATAGTGTCAGCATCGCCTGAAATAGTTGCATCGAAGGTAATATTATGCTCATCGCAATATTTCTGAGCTTTATAAAAAGATGCCAGATCAATATCCGTAGATGAAACAGATCCGTTCCCTAAAACATCCAAACGTATGCCCGGCTGATAAACAACCTGACTTAAAGGCGCATTAGTCGTAAATGTGCGTTGACCCGCCCCATAACGAGTATTGGTCAGCAAATCCAATACAACACAAGCAGGGTTACGGGAGTATTCATAGTTAATACTCAGATTTCGGCTAACAACTGGTACTTTTCTGCCTCTGATCTTTGCCGTTATCGCTGGCAGGCTGGTAGTTGCTCCAGCAGGAAAACTACACGCCAGCATAGATGTGAATGGATATACAAGTTTTTCATTCCATAAAACTTCCATTGAAAGCCAGGTAATATCACCCTTAACCCAGTTGTATTGTCTGGTGCTGTTATCGCCTTTTTTAGATTTCGGGCCTCTAGCCGCGCCTCGATCAGTTCTCTCAATCTTTACTGATATGGGGTGCTGAAGCCCTGTAATAGGTATCTCGTGAACAGCTACTGTGTTTGATAAAACTTTGTCTACTTTTTGGAGTTCTTCTTTGGTGTCATTGAGATCTGGAGTGGATTCATCTTTAACCGTTACAAGTCTTCTGGGGTACTCTTCTTGATAAAATTGCACACCATTAGCAAAGGCTGTGACAACATATCTGAGTGGATTATCCGCCCCGCCACTATCGTCCGTTTCTGTGTAGTCTCTAAAGCTTGATTTTGTTTTGCCGTCGTGTTGAGTATTTCTGGTCTTTGTCTGATAGAACGCACCTTCTAAAACACGGACCCGGATCTTATCAGCGTATGGATTATTAATCGATCTGATTTCTGTTGTATTTGGAGATTCTGACTCGCTAAGACGATTTTCATAACTGCCGCCAGCGATAGGAAACGTAGATCCAATACGGAGGTGGAAACCTTGATTTTGAAGCAGATTTAAAGACGATGATGATGTTTGAGTACCATCGGTAAATTGAATATCTTTTACTCCTGCTGCTGAAGCTTTTAACCCATTAAAGAAAAGATTGTCTTCCTGCGAACCTGCAAATCCATCAATCTCGCCCTCGGAGACAACAGCCATCCAAAAGCCTTCGGGTTCATCAAAATCTGCACCATCTTGAATATATGAACTGACGACGGGCATTCTGGTAACAAGCGTTTCTCCATAAACAACCGGCACCGGGGTGCCATCGGCTGCCGTGGCTGATGCCGCATTCGTAATTGCATCATCCGCTGGACGGCCTTCCTGTTTCGACGATGGTTCTGGGACTCCTGGAGCAAACAAACCCGCTACTCCCGTAAATACCAACGAAAGGCCAAGTGCAACCATCGCAGACTTAACGCCAGCAGAAAACGTGCCAGCAGCTCCCCATGTGATCAAGCCACCGAAAGCCGTTAGCGCTAGAGCAACAATGATGACGCCGATTAAAATCTTGCCGAAATTACTGCCAAAAAATGAACCTGTGATTACGGGAACTAAAGAGAATTCCGTGGTTCCAAACGCAAGGTCTTCATATCCGACACTGGTATTACGACTAATGATCTGAAAATATATCCCAAATTCATGTGCAGAACTGAGAAAAGATCTGAAACCAGGCAGTAGCTGACACAAAGCCCTGAGCGCTTCGTTGGGAGTACGGACGTTGAGTTCGTGCTCATAGCCAAACCGCTTGCCAGCAACACCTTCTAGCCGTATTTTCATCATCTGTTTAAAACCTTTTCAAACGTTTCGATCTGACCGGCTGGACTAAGGATCTCAAGCCTGTCTGCTTCGACAACATATAAATAAGAGGTCAGTTCCATATTGGCGGATACAACTATGTCGTGCTCACTAAAACTGTGGTCACCAACAGGATGAGAATGGAAAATAACATCCGTACTGTATTTTAAATAATCTCGAGCTGATATTAAAAAACCTCCCTCAGGTTCATCGGCTTGGTTGGTGACTGGTATGGCTTTTCCATCCACAACAAACCCACAAGCTTCCTCTGGAAATGCCTTGCGTGATATCTGAGCTATTCGACGATGTAAAAGCTTGGCCATACTTTCTACAAGTCAGTGGTGGCAGGAAATCCGCCAAAACGAAGATCAGTGCCGAATCGTTCCCTGCATGCTTCCAACGTCTTGGGGCAGACATCAGGGGAGCTGACA